GCTTTTCACATCGCAGGGAGCGCGAGTTATTCTTACGGCATTACACCAAATGCTGATCAAGTTAACAAAATTCGTGAGCTTACATCAGCAATTGTGGTTCAATCTTATTTGCCTGGTGTGTATGACAGCGAAATTCCGTCCCATTTGGAAGACGTGCCCGCCATGTTCTTTGGCAGACTTGAGAAGAAACAATTCTTGCCCACTAAAACGAAATATTGTGAGACCATGTTTGGCAACGTTGAACCTTTTTTCGAAAGGAGATTTGCGCCAGCGCGCCTCACACCGTTTCTTAACAATGATGGAGAAGTTGTCGACCCAGAGCTCACAGCTCTTAAGAAAACCGCTCAAAGAGCTATGGCCAATGATCCTGTTGACCTTTCTCTTGAAATGGAGTGTCTTGTAACTAAGCTTAAATCTGTTCAAAAAACCCATGACTCAGTTGGTGAATATTCTCAACTGTTGCCAATTTATTCCTGTGCTCAATCTAAACCTGAGTGGGGATTGAATGGTATGAAGAAATACAAGTCCGTTGGTTTTCCGATGTCGTGTTATGGTTCAAGCTTTAGTCGATGGTTTCTTGATGGTGACGTTCAAGTGTTCACCCCTGAAGTGCTTAAGATGCTTGAGGAATATGACAGAGATTTGCGTCGTGGCGTTGCCTGGTCCGTGGTTTATGCTTACTTCCTCAAAGATGAGAAAAGAGATCTCGAACGTGTTGAACTCGGTAAAACGCGTGGTTTCACATCCGCTCCCAAACATTTTTTGCTTATGCAAAGGCGTTATTTTGCCGGAATTGATAAATTCTTTACCAAATTTGGCAGGATGTTCGGTGTTGCTCATGGTTTTACTCCAGAGCATTATGATTACATGTTAGGACGTTTGAGAGCTTTCACTGATGAACTCGGTGAAGGAGATCATGCTGGCATGGATACACGCATTGGAGCCTATATGACGTATTGGGTTTTTCCACTCATTGTTGAATTTTATGGCAATGAAGGCGCTGACATGGTTGTTCAAGATTGTCCTTATGAGAAGCTCAATGGTGATAACATGGCCCGCTGGACTCTTTGGCAGGACATCATGAATTGTGTGATCTGCTGGCGTGGTTATTTGCTAGCAGTAGGTGGAATAAACCCTTCTGGTCATTTTCTCACCACTTTCATAAATTCAATCGTTTCTCTATTGCTGTTTATGTTTGCTTGGAGGAAGGCTCATGGTCTTAAAAATTTTTGGACTCATCTCGCTTTATATGTTTATGGCGATGATTCCTTGTTTGCATCCCAAC